TGTCTGACCTATTGGTGTTGGGATTTGAGATACAACTTTGACAAGGTTTGCTAAACCGTTTGTGACCGCTGCTGCTGCAGGCTCAAGCCCTTTACCTAAGGCTTCAGTAAGGTCGTCTGTGTTTTCCGCTAATAAATCAACAGCGCCAGCAAAACCAGTGCCAGCAGCACGCGCAGCGTCATCATACTGGCCTTTAACTGTTTCAAGAATTAAAGCTTGCGCGTCCAATAAGTTGCCTGACTTGACAAGATTTTTAATTGTCTTAGTCTGGCTTTCATTAAAAGTAATTCCAGAACGAGAAAGGGCCGTGAGCCCACGAGTTGGGTCCTCAAGTGCTTTAGCAAGTTGCACAGTCGCACTTTTGACATCAGTCCCCATCACCTGGGCAATGTCAGCAGCAACCTCAGAAACTTCTGTGAAAGAAGAAACAGCAATTGCGCGAAATGACGACAAAACATTGAATGATTGTATGAAGTCATCTTGTGAAAATAAAGTTGCGTCACCTAGTTCGTCAGCGGCTACTTTTATCTTTTGAATCTCTGTTGAAGTGGCGCCTAACCTTATGAGCTGATTAGTTAGTACTTTTACGTCAGCTTCTCTTTGTGCAAACTTGCTCAATGATCGGTTGAACAATGTTGCTGCACCCGTGATAGCAACAACAGGGCCAATTACAGAACGAAAGCTGATTCCAAACCTTTGTATATTTGCCGTCGCAGTAGCTGTTTTTTTAGTTGTTGCATCAACCGTCCTATTGAGCTTTATTGCTGCAGTATTAACGTTGGTAAGCTTTCTGACAGCATCGCCAGAATCAACCCTGAGCTTTACGTTTGCCTCTGCCATAACCGCCCAGCAATGGCCTTATCCTACCGCCGTCTTGTCTTTGCGCGATCTACTGCCTGCTGTTCCCGTTCACCCTTCAATTCGTAGTACGCAGCAAAATGCACAAGCTCCGCATCGGTTAGTTCCGTACGAAGCCTGCTAAGCGTCATCCCCAATTCGCAGCACAAGAAGAACTCAAAATTGAGCCAACTGTCCTGCTTTAGTCGTTTTTTGCTTCTTCAAGGTCAGCCTCTTCGCCAAGGCCAAACAAGAACAGCTCAAGTTCGTTCAGCACAGACTCAGGCAACTGCCGCTGCAGCTTGGGGGCATCAGCAGAAGAGAACGCTTTTGAGCCGTCCTCAAGCTCTGCCATCTGGCACAGCATCTGCGTGCTGATGTCTAATGCTTGTTCTGTCCCGGCAAGACCCTGTGCTTTTTTACGGTCAGCGCGTGTGATCGGCTTGAAAAACAGATCAACAACTTTCTTGCCTTCAGCGTTTTTTAGTTCAAACTTGCGACGCTGGTTGAGATCAAACGCCCCAACCAGCAGATCGACGGTGCGATTTTGAGCCATTAAATAAAAGCTTGCGCTTAAATCATAGCCCTAGATCACTGCAGGTTCATAGCGATTGTGCCGCTAGTAATGAAGCTGCAAGAAACAACGACCAGCTCACCAACAGTTGAAGTGATCTCCATGTCGGTGATGATGCCTGTAAAGACAGCAGAATCGGAGCCTGTAGTAGTTCCGGTTGTGAACAACTCGAACGATGCGTCTGCAGGATCTGCTGCCGTAATTACATCCTCAAGAAACGCCGCTTGACCTGTTGCGTCTGGGTCATAAACCAGTTCAACAGTGCCAGACCCTGAAACCATGCTGCCAATAAAGCTGCGAAAGGTGTCGCCCTGTTTTGTAGTGTCAAGCGTTTCTTTCGTAGTGGATAAGCTCCAACTACGAGTGCCAACGACTGTTGCATTGCTGCCGCCAGAAGCTGAAAACTGGACTGCTCCTTGTTCGCCTCGGATTGTGGCCATGGTCAGAGTTCCTCGATGGATTCAAAGGTCACACGGACCTGGGTTTGGAAGTAGCCCTCGGGTGCTGCTGAAAGCAGCGCCTCCGGACCTGTTGCAGCGTCGAAGAAAACCCCCGACACGATGACCCTATTGTAAAGGTCTCGAATCCTTTTGCCGATGACGAAATTGGCTCCAGGACCAACACCTTTCGCGGAAAAGATGCTGATTACAACAAGACCAACAATCCGATTCTGAGAATTAGTTGTAAGACCTTGGCCTAAATACTCGCTTGCACCAAAGCTGACAAGGCATTGCACCCATGACGAATTAGGCGTTGGCTCATACGCCATGTTGTGAAACACAACTGGGATGGCAGGGCTGCCAGCTAGCTCTGTCGCAAGCCTGCCTTCGATGGTGGCCCTAATTGCATTGAGATCAGCAGCAGCCATTAGTTACGCCTCCGAAACGCTGCAATAAATTTAGGAACGCGGGTAACAGCAATTTCTTTGCCAAGCAAATCAGGAAAACCTGGAACTGTTCCTTGGCGTGTCTTGTAATCGTTTCCCCAAGATGGCGGTAAATTATTGCCAAACAAAACTGGCTCCGCATATTCCATATTGTTCGTAATTTCAGCTTCGAACTTTCCGATGCTTGTTTGCCACGCATTGCGTAACCGGCCCGTATCAACCGGGGTTTTTTCTTTTACTCCTTTTGCCCATTCAAGTGCAGTCAGCTTTACGACAAGCTGCACCTCTTCTTCCATCAGGCCAGCAATCTGATCAATTCTGATCTGACGTGCCATCGTTATGCCCTCAAGATTAGTTCGTGAGTGATCGCCGTGTTGTCTTGCTCCGTCGTTTCAACACGAATAATTTGATGCACAACCGAACTAATCACAACGCGATCCTTAGTCTCAGGGGCTGATGGCAAATCAGTAGCGGCAACCGTCAAGCGTTTATCGCCTTGCTGGATAAGCTCATTTACCTCGCGAACGCTCACGCCTTCCAACACACCTTTCACGTCGGTGTCGCTGGTTGTCTCAGCAATTGCGCCTGTTGTGGCGTTATAACCACCAGCAGAAACGTAACGAACTGTCACATCACCACCGAACGTTGCAATAACCGTTCCGGCCACTTTTTCAAGGGATTGAGCAAGTCCCATCAGACGCTATAGACAACGACATGACCAGAGGTCAAAGTAATCGAAGTGAAAATTACGCCTTCAATGCAAGCCCCGGTGTTGATGTCAATCGCAGACGGAGCACCTGACCCGTTCTCAGTAATGCCTTCAGAAGTCATCGCAGCAATGACTGAGTCTTTCAAGGCTTCTACCTTGTAAAACCTGCCAGTGTGCGCGGCTGTATCAGTGATGATAATTGCCTTTGACGGCGAATAACCCATGCCCATGATCAGCTCCGTTTGATTGCGATGTTGCCTGGTCCGCTAATTCTAAGCCCTGTTAAGTAACGCTCGACCATTGGCGGGATTCGATCTGCACCGACAGCACCAGTTTTGTCAGGCGTTACGTCAAGGCTGCCGATCTTGACGTTCTTAAAGTCTTCAAGGCCACCAAGGCTGATGCCATCAACATTATTTTTCAGGTAAACAGCAAGCTCAATCTGGGCACGCTTGACCTGATCAGGAACTTCGGTGTCGGTGTAGTAATCGTCGGATATGCGGAACGGAAACCCGCTTGAAAAAGTATTGACGTAGGTATCGGGCTTTCGCACGCCAGTACGCGGCCATTGCAATGCCTGTGTGTCGGTGGCGCGTGCGCCTAAAAATCTTTCGCGGTCAAGCCGCTGTGTTGCTGCTGTTAACGCACGATTGCGCGAATCTGCGTTGCCTGTCGTCCACTTGGCAGCGTCAGTGCTTTCAACCATCGCCTCAACAAAAGCGTCAGCCTCAGCCAGCGTTATGTAGCTGTTGGCGCTTGCGTCGCCCGCTGTTGCGTTGATTGTTACTGCCATCGGGCTTCACGTCAGAAGTCTTTGATTTTGGCTTTTCAGGGGCGGAGGCCACCGCTTGCGCAGCAGCCTCACGTTCCTTCATTCGCCTGAAAGCGAATAAACCCATCAGGAGCTTGCGCCCTTCAGAGCTACAAAGGAAAGGACAATGGCCTCTCCCAATGAACCTCCGGACAGGTTTGCGACGGTAATCGCGAACGAGCCAGCAGCAATTGTGTTGGCTTGAACGAGATAAGCGCCAGCAGTTCCGGCGGAGCTGTGGTTGACCACAACAACGTCAGTAGCTGCAATTTCGCTGTTAGTAACCGCAAAAGTCACTTCAGCGGCAGCCGCTAGGGCTGCGTCGTCAAGGGTGATTTGACCTGAAGCTGCGTTCAGAGTCACACCTGTCGCTTTGCTGGTGGCCTGGGTAACAGTGCCGCCAGTTGTCGGGCCAATAAGTTTGCCCGCTGTTGCCTCAAAAATGGATGCCATGGTTAATTACTCCCTCAATCAAGGTTAGAAGTGGAAGTAATCCGCACGATCCCAATGTTGTTGGTCTCGTAAACCTTCGTCCAGTTTCCAACGGTCTCAAGTTGAGCGCGAGTTGGATTTGAAACAGCAGAGGAGAACTTCGAGCCGACCGGGTGGTAGACGTAGTGCAAGTCGATGCTCATTGCATCTGACTTACTTAAAATGTCACGATCAGTTTCTGTCTGCAGGCCAAGCTGTTCGCCAGAAGCGATTGCACCTTGGGTGAACAGATAGGAAGCGTATTCAGTGGATGAACCGCTACCTGCTGTTTGAACGTCTGCAGAGACGATCACGCGCAATCCCATGAATGTTGGGACTTGCACCTGGCCGAATGCGCTTGCAGTCGAACCTTGGCTAGCTGCAGTGTCAGCAGCACCGTTGTCGTCGTAGATGAAGTCGATTGCACGACGCTCCATCAGGTCGTAGTACACATTGGGGTGTACGCAGATCGCAGCAAGCTTTTCGCCTTGATCGCCTAGCAATGCTTTGCCAGTAACAATCTGACGTGGCCCAAGCACGGTTGGAGTGTCACCAGATGCGCCATCAACGGCTAAGCCGAGGAAAGCACCACCAGCGGTGTCACCAACTGCACCGAACACACCACCAAGGCAGGACAGAAGGTCTTTCTGACGCTGGTTGGCAATGTAGTCAGCAATCTTTGAACCAATGGCAGCCATCGGATCAGAACCAGCAGCAAGTGCGGCTAAATCGCGTGACTCAAAAGCTCGCCCGCGATGTAGGACAGCAGCAACCTGCTTGTCTGCGGTGATCTTGCCTGGGGTCAATGAAGAGCTATCAGTTAGACGCTCAAAATCGCCAGAAAGGTTGGCTTTGTAGAAAGGAACTTGAACAAAGTCCCCACCACCCTCTGCAGCATTTAGCTCAGCCATTGGCTGCACCACACCGCTTGCCAGGAAGGCATCACGCTGAGTGGTTTGCTCAATGACGTAAGGCGTAAATACCTCAGGGATGATGATGTCGCTCCTAAGAGTCGCCATCTGTCAAAAAAAGAGAATGTTTACGGTGTGGGCGTAACCCGATTGGCGCGGCGTAGCCCTGCCATTAGGTCACATACTAACGGTTAGCTGCGTTTTTCAACCTTTCATACATGTCACGATCAGTTTTAAATAACCGTGATTGTTCTGTGAGGTTGAACGTTTCTTTGCTGAATGGATTTTTGACACCAGCAACGGAATCGCTAGTTGCACGCCCAGATGGTGCGCCACTGCCTTGTGGCTTGGGTTGCTTTTGCATCCAAGCTGGCAAGGTCTTAGCCCATTCACTGACGGGTGTTCGTTGATAGCCATCGACAACAACCACGGTGCCATCAGCTTCACGCTCGATTTGTTCACTCGTCAACTTGGTTTTTAAAATCAAGTCCGGGTCATGAACAACATCAGCCAAAGCACTGACAGCAGGCGTGATTAATTCCAACTCACGAACACGCGCTTCGAGTTCAGAAATGCGCTTGTCCTTCTCCGCCGTCGCCTCACGGAACTGTTGCTCCAAAGCTTGTCGAGCTTCCCCGTACTTGCCTTGCTTTTCCAGGTCTGCTTGTTCCGCCGCAGCTTTGAAGTCCAGTAACTCCTGAACATCAACCCCATCAGGAATGGCTTTGGTCTTTTTTAGCTTGCCGATTAGCTCGTGGTTTTTGCGCTCTAACGCTTCAACGCTGCCTTTTAATGATTCAAGCTCAGCATTGTTTTGAGGTTCAGAAGACGTAGTCTCTTGAATTTGCTCTTCAGACATGTGCAACCCGTAGGGCTTATTTGCCCTTAAAGGTTATCAGCTCCATTTAATTTTGTTCGCCCAAAACGCCGCACTTGTTTTGCCCTTAGCGATATTTTTCGCATGACGCGCTTTAAAAGACGCACGCTTTGCCTTATCCGCCGCTGATTCACCCTTGCGCGGGCGCTTTGTTTTTGCGCCCTGCATCCCAAAACGTATGAGCTTCGGGCTGCCTTTAACGCTGACCACAACGGCGTGTGATTTGCCGCTCGAATGATTCGGCGTCTTAATCGGCTTGTCGTAGCCAGCAAATGTATGGCCACCGCGCTCGATGGTCATTTGCCTTTTGGTGCCGCCTTCAGTTGAGAGCGTCGCTTTAAAACAGGATTGCCCGTGCTTTCTGATTTGATCCGCACAATGGGATCAGCATCAGTGCCGACACGAGTAATTGTTCCGCCACTTGGCCCCTTGACTGATGCACGCTTGCCACCGCTACCGGTAACAACGCCAAAGGTCCGCTTGCCCTGGTAAACCCAGCTGACGCGAGAACCCTTTTTCACTTTTTCTTGCCTCCTTTCTTTTTCTTAGCAGGCTTCTGTGGCTTCTTTGGCCCGGAATAGCTAGGCATCAGGATTCCTCCTTAACTTCTGTTTTCTTGGCCACAGCTTTTTTAGCTGCAGGTTTGGCTTTCTTCTCTTCGCCCGAAAGCGTGAGTTGAAATCTGCTATGAAGCTTTCCCATCGGAATACTTAAGCTTGAGCTGATCCAAGGTTAACTCCGAACCGTCTTGACTGACAAAATCACGTATTGCTTGCGTAGGCCCTACTTTTTTAACCCTGCTTTCAAAAAACGAAACCTTTGAGGCACCAAGCACATCAGCTTTTACAGCCTTTGGCTGTTTCTCAAGCCATTCGCCATAGGTTTGATTACTTGGAACGGTGTCGTTCCTTGTGCTGCGTGATGGGCCAAACGCAGTGTTGGGGCGCCTTAAATCACTCGGCGGTGGTGGCTCAATACCAAGCCCTTTGTAATCAATGACAGGCACAGTTGTTGATCTGCAATTGAAGTGTTGCGGTGGTGTTGGGCCTTTGCCGTAATCAAATTCTTTGCCATCCAATGCACGACAGATTGGGGATGTCCGGCTGTCCAACGTCGCAACGTACCGGTAACGCTTAGTCACATCCTGATTGGCCTCATACACCTGTTGGCTTGATGCGTTTGCTACTTGATTGATGCTGGTACGCACCATCGCCATGATTTGGCGGTTGGCAACAGTTGTTAGTTCGCCCCCAGCCTGCGCCAATTGCCTTACTGACAACGGGCCAAGATCTCCAAACTTCAAACGACCTTTTAAACGACGCGCCAACTTGTCAGTTGATTCACCAGTTAACAAGCCATTGCGAACCGTTTTTGCAAAAAGATCAGCTTGTGATTCGGCTAATCCACGAAACGATTTTGCAAGCACCTTGCCGTTTGGCAATGTAATTATTGTTCCCTGAGTAGCCGTCAATTGAAAGGTCTGCCGGGATCCAGCTACTGCAGCCTGTAAATCATCGCTTAATGCCACAACACTCAAGGCCGTTGGGTCTGTTACCGCTACGGCCTGGGCAAACTGCGGGCTAATTTGA